GCTTGGTCAGCAGAGCGTTAGAAATCATGTTCTCATCTACCAGGTCGCTGAAACGACGTCCACGATACAGCTGGAGATTATTAAGTAAAGTATTATTCATATATGTTTAAATTCTTTATTCTTGCATCAGAACATCCCAGAGACTAGGTCTGTTACTGATTTCTGTTTGTCATCGGCATTGTATGTGCTGTGATTCTTACTCTAATGCCGTAATAAATTCCTAAGTTTTTCAGCAGCGGATGACTCACCATCTCTCTTGGCAGTTGAAATCAAACTGTCAGCTTTCATAGTGAAATATGCAGATTCGATCAGGTTCTTTGATAGATTCTTATTAAAATCTTTAGTATACTGTGACTGACCGTTTTGATCAAGCTTAAAGATATAGTCGAACAAAGCTTTACGATCTTCCTTAGGTACGTTTATACCTCTAATGTTAGTCAGGCTCTGTATCTCCTTGCTAACATTATTGAAGAACTCTCTAGACTGCTCTTCTTGCTGTCTAGCAGCTTCTTCTTGCTGACGCTGAGCTTCCTCAACTTCTTTCTGCCTAATCTCTTTCAATCTGTCAAGCGCATCCTCCGCTTCATCATAAAGTACATCGCTATCTTCATATCGAGAGATCTTCTTATTAATCTGCTCATCTGAATAACCGCTGTACTTCATAAATTCGCGTACTACTGCCTTTTGATTGTTCTCGTCTTCGAGATCGATGTTATCGATAGTTAACGCCTCTTGCTGTTTAGCATAGAAGTCTTCAAACTTACCACCCTGCTTTACGTACTCATCAAGCTACTGTATACGCTCGTCTGCATACTCAGGAACAGAGTTTTGTTTTACAACCTCTGCAAAATAGTTTGCTAAGTCTTCAGTATTAAGAGGTCTATCTTTCTCATCGATATCGTCCATATTCCAACCAAGCTTATCACCGATAGCATCGAATAGCAGACCTACCTGCTGAGCTTCGATTACATCAGCGTCCGTAGGCTCCTGATCATCTGTTGCAGGTTCCTCTACAGGGGGTGTTGCTGGTGGTTCTGGATTAGTAACTTGCGCAGGATCTGGCTCAGGAGTCGTATCTTCATGCGCGTTTGGATCGTTAGTCTGATCCGCTGTTTTGCCGTCCTCAGGATCTTTCACTGGCGGCTCTTTCTTATCATCATCGTCATCTACGAGTGGTACATATGGTTCATCTTCGATGATTGTTACACCACCTCCCTCTTCAGGATTAGTATAACCAATATCACCGAGAAGATTCTCAAAGTCACTCGGAATAGTATTCTTTTTCTTCATATAATATTATATGTTGTTAATTTGTACAGTTTATTCTGTTATATTTAATATACGACTGGCATTATGGATTTTGTAGTCATGTATTCTTGCATGCTTGGCATTCTTACAGATGCTCCTCCATAAGCAGGACTTTGCGACCCAGTCCAGACGTTTAGTTTTCTTGGTGCTGTAGATTGCATAGAAGCGTTCTACAAAGAAAAATCTGTTCTATCTACAGGTACTTCTATTTGTACGGGTTCGAACTGCGGCTTTTCTTCTAAAGAACTTACAAACTACGACGCAGGTTTAACTGCTCTTAGATCTTTAAGAAATAGTTCTTGTCTAGCAGCATTTCTTTTCCTTGCTCCACCGAATCCAGGTTTGTTATTATCCCAGTCCATTTGTCTTGCAGCCTCTTCATAATTTCTAGCATTTAGAGCCTGCATAAATTTTGGAGACTTACTAAATAAGTTACCAGATCCTACATTGTATAGTATATCTCTCAATACCGTCTTTGCACTGTCTGGAAGCCTGTCGTAGTCTACAATATTCTTTCTAAGTAAGCCTTCATTTGCAGCAAGATCTTCTGCCATAGCTTGTCTAGCCTGTGCAACGGTTATCTTACCTTTAGATGTCCATTTCTTATTAGTAGTGCCGTATCCTATAGTAGGAACGTCTCCTTTTTTTTGATAAGTAGTATCGGAGAATCCTTCATACTTTGTTATAAAGTCTGTAGAATCATCCCATTCTGATTTGCCGTTTTTAAATCCGGGATAATAATTTTTATAATTAGGGCCAAACCATCGTGCGTCCTATTCTGTTTTCATTTGAATATAATCCTTGTTTATTATTGCTCTATTTAATGGATCTACAACTCCTTTCCAAATAGGGTTAGTAAAATCAATTAGTCCGCCTCCTTTTGTAGTTTGGACATTAGGGAAAATAATGTTATCTGCATCTCCCATTTTATGCGTTACAGATTTTCCAGATCCTTCCCAATCCCAAATTTCTTGTTTCCAATTAGAACGTAACCGTTTTGCAAAATCTGCATCAGAATTATCAACTTGCTAAATTGGTTCTGGTCTTCCGTTCTAATAAGGTATTTTTCCATTTTTCCAAGCAGCAAATCTCTATCTAAATTCAGTAGGATCTTTGAGCATAAGTATTTCCCTCCATCTTATTAGCTACTAAATTAGCAACTATGTTAGTCATCATATCATTAGCTTCATCATGCTATACAAAGCGAAGTATAGCTCTTAGAAGCTAGTTATTCTATCTTGTAAGCTCTAAGAGCTCTTGTTCTTCACTTCTTGTCATTTTCCACTTGATGTTTTATTTTTTAATGCTGTACGCGCTTTAATTTTCTCACGTTCAAGAGCAGCTTCGTCTTTCTGCTTCTGAAGATCCATCTCGTGCTTCATACGATCACGCTCAAGATCAATCTTTTTATCCTCGATTTCCTTCTTCTACTTAGCTTCATAACGCTTAGTATATTCGTCAGAAAGAATCTTACGCTGCTGTGTAGCATCCTTGGCTATTTCCATAGGATCGGGTATACCATTATTATTGGCATCCTTCTCTTCTGTACCACGGTATGCACTAATCTCAGCTACTGCAATCTTAGTCTGATTATCAGCATCAATCTTATATCTTTCTAGATCCATCTTAGCTTCTTCAAGCATAAGCTCTTGTTCACGCATCTCATTCTGCATCTGCTGTAACTGCTGAGCTTGCTGCTGTTCAGCTTGCTGTTGCTGCTGCATCATTTGCTCCTGACGTTCCTGAGCTTCCTTAAGCTTCTGCTTAATGATGTTGAAGTTATCATTAGTAAGGATCTCTGCTGCTTCAAGGAGACTAGCTCCATTCTGCATAGCAGGCTGTATGAGCTGTTGTAGCTTTTGGATATTCTCTACATCCTTAGAAGTATCACTTACGAATACATCCATATCCTCATAATAGAACTTATCAGCAATGTCTATATATGCACGCTCTCCGTTATCGAATACATAGCTAAGCTTCTTCTTACCGGATTGCTCCCACGCCCCTTTAGCCGTGTTTAGGAGCATATTAAGTGCGTGCTTCTTGCACTGGTTGTGTATCCAGAACAAGGGTTCTGTAATATGCGAAGATTGTACTACGCTGCGTTCTACATTACCTACAAGCTCATTCTAGCTAATAGCACCTTGACGCTGCTCTGTAATACCAGATATTGTACCCGCTAGCTGTTCTATCTTATCCATTAGCTGTATATACTCAGCTATCACGTTCGACATAGTAAGATCGAGAGCAGTGATTTGATTAAACGTAGCAGGCTTTCCGCCTTCTCTACCTGGTACATTCCAACCTTCTTCATAAGGATTAATAAAGTTTACACCTACTGAAGATAGATAATGCATCCATCTTTCTGGGGTGATATTCATAGACTTAGGTATCTATGTAATATCCATGTTGACTACCTTACCTTTATCTCTTGCTATAGCTAATTCAAGTCTATACCACAGTACAATATACATATATTGTAGAGGCTTAAGTATACTTACAAGACTTCTAGGCTTACTGTTAGTATTGCTGTATACTGCACCCGTGTAAGGCAGTTTCTGGCTGTTAGGATTGTCTATAGAGATGTGCTGATACTCTAATGGCTGTATACCAAAGTATAAGTCTGAACCAGCTCTATAACCTTCCCAGACCTCTATAATCCAGTCAGGTGTTACATCCAACTCCATGCCAGTCTTCTTATAGGACTCGTCTACGATCTCCGTCTGTGGAGTTCCCATCTCGTCCATATAAGTAACATAGTAGATCTTCTTAAACGACTTCCAGCAGCAGTGCCATACATTTATATTATGTCTGCTCTTCTGATCGAATACAGGATTGTCATATATTCTCATTTGAATACCTGTAAAGTTATCTACAGGATCTTTATCTCCCATATCATTTGAAGGTCTGCCTGTAAGCATCTCCTACAGCTTGTTTAAGTCCTTCTCAGTCAACTTATTATTATAACGGTCGTATACTTCAGCTATGGACATTCTCATGCGTCTACAGCACCATGAAGCGTCTTCTATGAACTCTAAATCTGGTGACTGGTCGTATGCAAAGAATAGAGGATTTACCCTCTCCATATAAGGCTCATCGTTCTGCACACCAACATAGTATATTTCGGTACCAGAGATAAGAGCATCTTTCCAACCTTTAATAAATTCATTGTCTAAGTTAAGTTTTTCTCTAAGATAAACAAGCGTATGATACGCTGTATTTTCTATAATATCTTTATAATCCTTCGACATATACTTAGCAATACCTTCAGGAGGCATAACCTCACCATTAGCAAGTTGCTGCTAGAATTGCTAAGCTTCTTCAGGACTCATCTTTGCCATGATAGCTGACATCATATACTGCATAAGCATCTCTTTCTCTTTATCCATGAGTTCTGATGCAGCTTCCTATGATGTTCTTACTACCCTAAAGTTCATCGGCCTCTTTGTCTCTTCACCTATAAGGAGGTCTACCTTAGGCCTAATTATATTGAAATCTTGTGGGGTAGCAGGAAATCCATCATCAACTTTGAACGGGTTTGTAACCCTCTTGAAATCCTTCTCATCGAATATTGAATTATAAAGGTCATAATAGGTCTATATCTCTCCAAAGCGTGTCTTCTACATTCCGCCAGACACGACATTACCCTCGCCGATAATATAGTTTACGCAGTCATGCTACCACTTCTCATCTTTCTTCTTAAGAGGTAGCTTCTGCTGAGGGAAGCTTGAATTGTATAAATTATCTTCTACTCTAACCATTTTTAAAAACTAAATATAGGAACATCTTGCGAGTCCTCTGGTTCATCATAATAGTGTTGACTGAATAGAGGTAATTCGAAGAGTTCGACCTGTTTGTTTTCTTCCTTTGCAGCTGCCGCTTTAACCTAGTATAGTTCTTCTCTGTATATCATAACCATACATAGAGCTATCAAACGGTCTACGTTCTTTACACCGTCGTTTTCTATAAGCTCTTGGATAAGCGGTTCGCTGTATACTCTTTCTACATTAGGGTGGCCTGGTTCATATTCTTCCATTAACCATTCAAGAATAAGACCTTCTCCATACGCCCTAATCTATTTTGTCATGTGACAGCCTTTACGGCGCTGTACTCTACTGTCTTTAAAGACTTCCGTAATAATCTTATCTGGCTGATCTGCCAGTAAATAATCGCAATGTTTATTTGTAAAGTATGGATAAATACCCTTGCGCTCATTCTCAAACAACAGTCTAGCATTATAGAATGTAAGCAGTTTACGTACATTCTCATAATACTCTTCAGCTGTTGCAGGTCTGCCCGTGTATTCGGCTACTATCACGTCATTCCACGCTTCTCCTGCTCTAACGCGTTTAAATATGAACGTCGATCCTAAGGAGTTAGTAAATGACTCGTCATGATCATACGGGTCGCAGCCGCCAATGTATAATCCAAATGGGGGGTCTGAGACTGGGTATTCCCATATAACTACTGATCCTTCTGGTTTGTCATCGTTCTTTAATGGGTATACCGTAATATCTCCTGATTTCTTTTCTGTCGCCTTAACCATGCCGTTTCCATCCCAACTTAAGTCTACTATATGTTTCATGTTCTTTAGCTTAAGATTGGTACGTATCCTGGTCAGCTAGTCCATAAGGAGCTTTCTAGGAAATATATTCTTGCCTAATTCAAGGCAAGCTTCTTGCGGTTTTATAGGGCGTTCAGAGATAAATCTATCAATAGACTGCTAAGTAGCTCCTCCGTCCTTTACTTTATTTCTTTGATTAATTAACTCTTCTGTTGCTTTATCTACTAAGCTATTGCCATCCTCATCCATGAACTTAGGCTTGCCGTTTTCGTCATCACCTTCCATGTTCCAGTAGGCTGGAGCAAAGAACCCGCATTGTGTATTCTCTGCACCGTCATCCCATATATTAGGGAAGCTTAGTATATTAAAAGCATCTGGATGATAGAACATGTTCTTTAGACCATCGAATGCTCCTCCTTCAGTACCACCTGTACCAAATGCTATAAGGAGACCGAATGCATGTCCATCATCAGTTTCTACAGCTGGTTGTTCAACTCGCCATGCTGTTT